GCCGTTCGTACCACTACTGGTATGTGCTCCGGTTCACTGGCCATTGGTGTCCTCCTTAGGTTCTATCAGGTCTATTGATACGTAGTTGTCGTCGTCAGCCATCATTTGCGCAATAATTTCCGCCATCTGCTGGCGCGCGTGCCGCACCGCCTCCTCCACCCCACGCCAGTGCGCGGCGCAAGTGGAGCAATAGAGAACCTCTACGCCCCGACCTGTACCGGCACAATGCCCGCACTCCCGCCATGGCTTCGGTTCAGTCATCACTCTCCCCACTTCCGTCACCGCCACGGGCGCGGTCCATAGCTTCAATCCACGCAATGGCCACGGCGGCCACCTGCACCAGTTCCGCGCGCACCCTGTCGCGGTCCTTCGGTGTATCCAACATAGCCTCTGACGCTTCACCTATTTCCTCCATAAGTATGGTCAGCCAGATTCCCCATGCGTGAGTCCGCTGGCCCCACTTCGCATCCTGCCTTGTGCGCTCCGCCAACACGGCCGCGAAGGCGGAACCCATATGGTGTCCTATGTGCTTCCTTTCCTCCCTCACCCCGCGCGCGTACCCGGCTGCGTCAGCCTCGATGCGGGTGGCATCGAGGATGGCGGCTAATACCGGTGCGCCCTGGCCACCCAGCCCGCATTCCCTGCACGGCGTTCCAGTCGTCAGACACTCCGGGGTGCATCCGTCAGTCCTGCCCGTCGCGCACAGGCGCCCCAAGAACTCATGCGCTTGCTCCATCGCCCACACACTCGGTTCACTTGCCATCACGCTACCCCCTTTTCGTACTGTTGAGTGTGGCGAGAAGTGATGTGCCTGCCATGATGTACGCGGTCCTCGCCTTGTGGTACACGGCCCTCGCCTTGTCGCACGCAGTCCACGCCTTGTAGTACGCGTTCGTCTTCTTGTCGTGCATGGCCCATATCCTGTCGTACACGTCCATCACCTTGACATACATAGCCCACGTCCTGTCGCGCGTGGCCATCGCTTTGTTGCACGCAGTCCACGCCCTCTGTTGTGCCACTGTAATGGGCCTCCAGTTTTTGAGCCAGCGTACCCGTCTGTAACACCGGACGCCAAGGGAGGTCTTGGCTAGCGTCACCCGTGAGGCCATGTCACACTTCAGCACGGCCAGTACGGGGCCGTAGCCGCCGGATAACAGGCCATTGCCACTCGTAACGGCCACGTAGGCTCCGTTGCCCTTCACTGTTTGCCACTTGCCGGTATATTGCACACGGCCACGGCTACCTGCGTTGAGAGATTGTCCGTTGGCGGTCAGGAGCTTCAGGCCCAGAATTGTAGGCATCACGTTACCCTCTTTCCCCTTGTGAATTTGGGTGGCTTGGGAAAATACCGGCGCACAATGGCTGTGTAACGGGAACTTGTGGCACCATCAGCAGTCCACACGAGCACAGCGCTCCATAGGGCGTCTCTCGCGAACAGCACGGCGTTACTCGTTGTGGAGTTCGGGTTCTGCGCCCATGCCTCGGCGGTCTCTATCACCCGCATCGAGCGAAGTGCAAGCACGGTGCGCGCTATAGCGCACTCTACCTGCACCAACCTACGGTGTACCGGCCCACCATCCGGCCCCGAGTGGCGGGCGAGAATCCACAGCATCCAGTCCGCACGCTTGCACGCCTTCCATGCCGCCATGGGCGTGCGGTACCGGCGACACCACTGCACCGCCTCCGCGCAAGCGTCCATACTCACCAGTCGGTCGATCCAATGGTACATCACGCTACCTTTTTTCATCGCACACCGATGTGTCCTTGTATGTCTGCCTGCCTGCTCACGCCTGTACACGGAAACGGCCCTCCCCGTAAGGATTGTTGGGCGGACAAACAATACTGACATGCCCTAGTGTCCACAGCCTTTGCCCCTTACGCATAATGCTACGCCGATGCGGATTTTTCAGTAGATCGGCCAGGTAGCGATGGCCCAAAACGTAAACAGACGGACAGCTATGCCAACTTCCCATTATCGCGCCCTCCCTCTCCCCATGTTATCGGCCACCGGTCAACGCATGCATTTTCCTTACCACTTCGGCATCAATAAGAACGGATACCTGTAAACTACCCCTACCAGTCCGGGCAATCACAGCATGATATACCTTGTTCTTTTCTGGCGGATACGCCTTGAACGCCTCCTGGAACATGACAGCTTCAGATTGTGGACCATGCACATCAATCAATTTCAGGAACGCCATCTTCTTGCTGTTCTTGTCGGTATATGGGGTAATATCTGCTATCTTAACAACTGCCGACCTAGCCTCACCTGCAATCTCTCGAAACGGTACAGCGTGCACAATTTTGACGACATCAGCATAGGCTTCACGCATCTCTTGAGTGCCAATGCCCAATACGTCTGCGGCATCCACGATAACAGCCGGCGGATGGTTTGCGACACCAGAAATATGCTTGAGCGCACCAACGGCATACAGTACCGAATATACGCTGCGATTTACTGCGTTAAGCACCTGCACAATATCCTTGTACGGACGGCCAGCTATGATCTCTTTAGCCGTGATCTCTCCTATGCCCTTCACAGACAACAAGCCCATGCGTAGCCCATCTCTCTCCACAGTCAGCCCTCTCTGTGAACGATTAATGTCCGGAGGGAACAACTTAATGCCACGATCAATTGCCGCCGATAAATACTTCGTGCGCTCTTCTTCATCGTCAGCCAAGCTGATCAACTTGCCAAAGAACGACACCGCATGATGCGCCGACAACCAACCGCACGCATAGCTTACGTATCCATAAACCACGGCATGGGACTTATTGAAACTGTACTGACCGGCAGCCTCAATCTGCTGTACAATTTGCTTGATCTGTTCATCGGAAATCTTGCCCAACGCTCTAGCGCGTTGCGTAAATGTTTCCAGGTGCTTACGAACGATCGTCATGTCCTTTTTGCCGACACCCTTTCTCAAGTTCTCTGATTCGGTGGGCGTGTATCCGCCCAAGATAACGGCAATCCTCATCAAGTCTTCCTGAAACACCGGGATGCCATAGGTATCCTGCAAGATTGCCTTGACTTCCGGATGGATGAAGCGAACCTCTTCCATTCTATTGCGCCTCTTGATGTACAGATTGTATTGGTCCGATCCCATGACACCAGGCCTGTGCAGAGCCAATACCGTAGACAACTCCATGATGTTCTTGGGCTTCACCTGCTTGCACAGTTCGGCACATGTCTTGGACCGATCCAGCTGGAACATGCCCTCAACTTGGCCTGCACCAATCATGTCGTACACCTTGGTGTCGTCCAATGGAATGTTCTTGATATCGACCCCTACTTCTTTGGCCGTCTCGTAGATCACGTCTAGAGTTTTGAGCCCCAGAATATCGAACTTCAAAAATCCGAACTTGTCCAGAAAATTCATGGTGTATTGGGTCAACAGTCTGCCTTCCGCTCCTCCCGGCAAGATCTCTCGACGCACAGGTAGGTTGTCTACAATAGCGCGATCAGAGATCACTATGCCAGACGCATGTACTCCAAGGTGGCGTTGGGCCCCCAACAGCTCCTTGAAAGCGTCCAGAATGAATTGTCCATCCTGGGTCTTAGCAAGTTCTACCTCCAGTTGCGTATTGGCAATGCTCTCTTCGTATGACTCGAAAATGTCCGGCACCAAACTAGACCACAAATCGGCAGTCTTCTGGTTGATATTGTATTCACGGCAAACATCGCGAATGATGACCTTCGGCTTGAACGTATTGGCGGTAGAAATGTGCGCCACGTTTTGTGCGCCAAAATGCTGCTTGATCTTTTCGATAATCTCGTCGCGTCGTGTCTGCGGAATGTCGATGTCGATATCAGGATAGTCCGGCCGATCATCACTGATAAACCGCTCAAACAGCAAGCCAAATTTGATTGGATCTACGTCGGTTATACGCAAACAGTAACAGATCAACGACCCTCCGCCAGATCCTCGCCCCCATCCCACGGGGCAATCGGCTTTACGAATAATCTCGATAATTTCAAGAGTGGTCAAGAAGTAGTTAGAAAATCCCAGTCGCTCAACCACGCCCAATTCCCGGGCCAGCCTTTGCTCATATTCCGGCTTGCCATCCAAGCCACGTTCCTTGAGGCCCGCCTTGGCGATCATGGCCAGAATCTGATGTGCATTGTTGACCGGATTAGGTAAGTGTATGGTCTTATCGAAGATGTCAAAATTTTCGATACGGTCTACCACTGCAAGCGTATTGTTCGTACAATCCCCAAATACCTTGATCATTTCTTCGTATTGTTTAACGTGATAGATGCCGTCATACCCTTGTACGTCTTCTTGTTCCGCACCCTTCTTTACCTTGCGCTGATACTGGCTACGACTCAACTTGATCATCAGGTCATGATACCCCTTGTGTTTTTCCAGCACATAATGCGAGTCATTGGTAGGCACCACAGGAATATGCAATGCCTTGGCCACCTCAATAGACTTGGGCAAAAGCAGGCGCTGGTCATCCTTTTTCATCTGGTTGTCCATGATTTCGATAAAATAGTCTTGGCCAAATACTGCCATGAATTGCCGAGCCAATTGTACGGCGCCGTCCACTTGACCAGCCAACAGGAAATCGCTGAACTCAGACGCCATGCATCCAGACAGCACTATTAATCCCTCGTGATGTTGCACAAGCGCAGCCATGTCAATCTTGGGCCTGAAATAGAATCCCTTTTGATAAGCGATGTTGTTCAGGCGCACCAGATTCTTGAACCCAACCAGGTTCTTGGCCAGTAACGTAATGTGGAATCCCGACATAACCTTGCGTCCTGACGGACTCTTGAACGGTTTTTTCTCATTGAGATTGGGCACAACGTAGGCCTCTAATCCAAGAATAGGCTTAATGCCGGCATCTTTGCACTCTTTGAAGAACTCAGGTATGCCGGATAAAGTCCCATGGTCTGTCAAAGCAATTGCTGGCATGCCCATTTGCTTGGCTATTGTGGCCATCTTCTTGGGGCGCATGAGACCATCCAAAGCCGAATGTGTAGAATGATTGTGTAAAGAAACGTAACTCAATGGTCACCTTCTTGTCCGCCATCCATCATGGCTTTGGTCAGGATAACAGGAATAATCTTGTGCGCCGACAAAACGGCCCAGATCACCATCAGTTGTTCGACATCCTTGGGCATTTCAGGCACAAATTCCCTGGACATTTCCAGTACCGCCCTAAGCCGGCGCCAGTAGTTGACCAAACCTATAGGCACATTGGCGGTAATCGCCATGGGCACTGTACGGCTTGAGTCCACCTTGAGTACGTTCAATTCCATTTCCATCAGGCTAGGGAAATGTGTCAGCGCCTTCACTAGGTTCCATTTCTTCATGACACCTTCAAATATAGCCCTTTGTTGTGCGCTCAATTTATGGTCGCCCGTTTTCAGGAGTACAAAATCTTTGTCCTCATTCTTCAGAAAGTAGATCTCTTCCAACCCCTCGGATACCACGCCAAAGAAGGTGGGATCGACATACACAACCATGCAGTCCCGCCTGAATAAGCATGATCCCTTTTCCTGGCACGTCACTGTATCGCCGATATTGAACCGAGTTTCGAAGTTCATGGCTAAACGTCTACCTCCTTGATCGTTAAATCAGACCGGTTGAAATATAGGCCAATCAACTGCTTGTCTTCGCCGCTCCTGTTCTTGTCAATATTCAAGAGCATATTGCCCCAATTCCTGCCAAGCGCAGTATCTGCCTGTTGTTCCTCGGGCGTACGCTTCTTGATAGTCATGATCACATCAGCGTCCATAGCCACCTTATAAGACTCGGCCATGTGCTCGGAAATGGGCACTGCCGCCTTCACGGCCTGCCGTTGCAACTGGGCAATCGCCACCACGGGCAATCCGATCTCTTTATCCATGACTATGCCCTGCTTGATGTCCTGTGAAATGGCACCCACTCTTTCGTACATATTGTTCAAGTTAGAATTGCCCCTGACTAATTGCAGATAATCCAGGAATACCGCCTTGATCCCCTTGGACATCTTTTCCCGACGCACAATAGCGACCAACTGTGCCACCGTCATGCCACTGGCAGAGATCATGTGCAATGGTTTGCCCATATACCTGATGGGAGAAGAGGCGATGCGCATCACTTCGTCCCCCTCCATCTTGCCATTCATAATGCGCTTAGCCGACACGCCAGTCAGTTTGGACAAGATTCTTGTGGACATATCCAGTTCGGACATTTCCAGGGATACCCAAAGCACTGGAATATCTTGCCTGAATGCCATGTCTATGGCCCATTCAAGCGCCAAGGCTGATTTGCCGGTACCTTGGGTGGCGGCCAGGATGTATATTGTGTTGGGACGCAGTCCCTGCAACACGTCATTGGTCTGTGGAAAGTTTGCCCCAAATGAAATACCCAAGAGTTTGTCCATGTTGTTGTATCGTTCCATGGCGTTCTGAATACCCATAGTCAATTGTTCTCGTGACGAAACTACCTGAATGTTGCCATAAGACAAGTTGAAAATATTTGAGACAGCATCCGACGACAAGTCTTCGATTGGCAAAGACATGTTGGAAACGCTACTGGAAGCCTTATTCAATAGGCGCTTCAAGCGTTTCCTTTTTGCCATATCAATAAACCGTTCAACATCAGACTCGGTGAGCAAGCCCCTATCGGTGATGAATGAGGAAAGTTCCACGCCCTTCAAGATTTCCTCAAACTGTTGCCGGCGCACCGGATCGGCAAACATCCACGGCATGATCTTGACCCGCAAATCATCAGCCATAGGCCCCTTCAGAACGATATGAGACAGCACCTTGGCCTCATACTCGTCCGTGTCCAAGTCGACCAGATCGAACATTGACGAGATATCTTCGCGGGTCATGCCTAAAGCCTTGGCAATCCGATCCTGCACTTGCATCATCACTATGTACGGCAATCCGTCAGACAGGTCTTGGGCAATAGACTTGACCAGCGAAATCTTGTCTGTCAGACCTTCCCGTGCCGAGGATAGCTTGGCGTCCAGCTTGATATCAAACGGATACCTGGCTTGGTTGATCAACTGCACTACGCCCATCAATCCGTGCTTAACCGCATACTCGTCAGGATCCAGTTTCTCTGCCCCTGTCACCGGGATCATGTTAACGCGTACCAAGGGTGGGGCCGACATCATGGCGCTCCTACCACCTTCATCGCCGTCACCAATAAACACAATGTCCGAGAAGCCTCGCTCAACCAGGAAGCGTTCTAGATCTTTCGTCTTGTTCCCATTGAGACCAGCCACGTTCCGCACGCCCTGGGAATACCAGGACAAGACGTCGTTCGGACCCTCCAGCAAAACTATCTGACTACCTTTCACGAAATTGAGACCATAGATCCTGGCTGGCCGCAACGGGTAATCCTTGCCATTGGCATAATACTTTTGGGCAGACGAGAATGGACGGGCACGATATCCTGTCACCCTTGAAAGCGCATCGAATTGTGGATAGATAATTGCGTCATTAAATATATGCGGCTGATTCAATTCCAGCTTCACGATGGCATCCACTGGCACGTCGGCAATCGCTTCTTTGAACCATTCGTAAGACGGGGAATATCCCACCCGGAATCGGTTCAGGGCGTCTTCGGTAATGCCCCTGCCCGCAAAGAAGTCCTTCGGAATATCCATGCCAACGTTACCATGCAGACGATCCAATACCCGGCGCAAGTAATCAGATAGCCCATCGAAAGGCCGCTCTTCTCCGGCCAATTCGTAGAGCAAATCCATCGCCTCTTCTTCAGACAGATGTTTCATCATTCGGATAAGCCTGACATGATCCATGGGGCGAGACGCAATACAGGTCGCATTGAAGCAGCGGGCAGTCTGTGATAGCTTGTCCACCGAAAAAGACGGATTGGAGTCGTTATGGAATGGGCACAGAGCCTTCGAGAAACGAGCGCCCTCCGTATCGAACTGGATGCCTAATTGCTTGGCTAGTTCGTCAATTGGCAGCTTGGCCTTGAGTGCTTGAAGATCAGCCATTCTTGCTCCGATCATCCTCGCCCAAACGACGATGGCAGAAATCCATTAGCGTCATGCAGTGCCAGGCGGCATGAGCAAGGTGATGATAGCCGCTTTCAGGATCGATATTTTCTCCACGCCAGAACGCCCAGATGTGCCGACAGAGGGCGCTGAAACTCCACGACCACGGATACCCCCCTTCCATGTTGCGAGGCTCATACTTCATGGCGCCGTAGCCATACACCCGCGCCAGTTCAGCCAATGGCCAGCATGGCAGATAAGCATATGCCTCAGACTTGTGCCCCTTCTGGGCT